GCGGGCTTTTGCTCTTGACGTTGCGGGTGTTTTTGTGTTCCGGCTAGTTCGCAGAACCGTTCAATCGCTGCCTTGCGATCTAAGCCTTCAGCTTTTTCGATAAAATCAATTTCATCGCCACCCTCGCCAGTTCCGTGGTCTTTAAAACGCCAGCGGCCACCAGACTCGTAGATCCCCCATGATGGGCTTCGCTCTTCTCGAAAAGGGGATTTACAGGAAGATTTTGCGTGTTCTCCAAATCCCATTTTTGCCATGAGTTCGGGCAGCGGGAGATTTTGCCGGGCTTGCTCGATGTCGTTCATTTTCCTGACTCCCTCCAAAATCCATGCTCGTCTTGCCAAACAAGTCGTCGTTCGGCCATGTGATTGAGAACATGTGTTCCCAACCGCTTTGCGGCTGACCAGTAATCAGGATGCGCGCCCTTTGGAAGGATTTCTTCAGCTATTGATACGCAGTCTATTTGCCTTGATTTTGTGAAGGCCCGCCACGCTAAAAACTCTAGCGTATGTTCGGGAAGTTCCGATATTTTCATTGAATTTAAAAAAACCCTCCACGCCCATCAGTTCAGAAATTGGCCTATGCAGCGGCTCTGATTGACGTGGAAGGTAAAATTGATTTTGCATAATTTAAAGGCTTTCTGACGGCCTAATTTCCTGTATAGTATCCTGCCAAATCTGTCAACGTCTTGCCTTCTCGGCAGACTCCAAATACTTCTTTAGCCGCTCCAAATGCGCCTCGGCAAGCTCCATTTCATCGAGGCCGTAACTCTGCTCCCAGTGCGGCAACGGTAGGTTGCGCGATAGTCGCAACCCAGCAGGGACGTCATTGGCGCAGATGACTAATCGGATTGAGAGGTCGATGTGTTTGGACATAACTCCTGTATGAGCGTCAGAAAAGCTCTGGTTGCTGTTGCCGGGACGACTCCATTTCCAAGCAGTCGCAGCTCGTCTGTGCGATTGTCACAGGAGACTTGCAGCTCGGCATAACCCAGCCCACCGGCAGGCCCATCAGCGTCTCCACCCAGCGCGGATTCAGTTTGCCCGGATTCTGCCTGCTCAATGTCACCTTGCCCTCCTCGATCCGCTTCTGTGCCACTTCCGGCGTTGAGGCCAGATGTGAGTCGCCCATGATCGGCGTTGCCCAATTCATTCCAACCTGCGTTTCCAAATTTGGAAATCTCCTTGGATCGTTCGCTGATTCTGGAGTTATTGTCGCTGCCATCGCTGAACAGCTGCGGGGCGTTGCCCACAACCCTTGGCGGCTCCCATGCGTGCTGGGGTTCGCCGGGGCGGCTTGGCCATGCTGTTGCATTTGCTCCTCCAGCGAACCCGGAACATACTTCCTGCCAATGCTTGCTCGGTAGTCTATGCGCTTCTGCATATCCGTCCTCTGGATTTGAACCGTGGCAGGTGTCAGCCAGTTCGCGGCCTCCTGCGTCACCACCGCGCACAGGTAGTGCTTGCCCAGCATGTGGTCGTGGCTCTTGGAGCCAACCGGCCCCACATCCTTGTATTCCGAGGCTCTTATCGTAGGCCAGAATGAAGACCCGCTTGCGCTGGTGAGGCGCGCCGACTTCACTCGCAGAGAATATTCCTGCCGCAACTTTGTAATGTAGGCTTTCCAGTCTCTCGATGCAATGGGAGAAGACCAATGATCCGTTGGGCATTTTGGCAGAGAGCAGTCCTTCGACATTTTCGGCGAAGAGGATGCCGGGGCGCATAATGGCAATTCCATCTGCGATGATGTCGAACAACCATCGCTCGTCCTCTGTGGCTTTTCGCTTTCCGGCGCAGGAGACTGGTTGGCAGGGCCACCCGAAAGAGAGAATCCCTCCAGCCATGTATGGAGCGTATTGTTCCCAAGGGAAAGTTGTGACATCTGTGAAAACAGGAGCCGCGTCCAGCAGTCCGTTTTCCATTTTCGCAACCAAGTTTGCGACGGCGAATGCTTCCCTCTCGCAGTAAGCGATGCAGCGAAGATTTGGGATACAGCGGTGGAGTCCAATTCCGATGCCTTCGTATTCGCTGCAAATGCTGATGTAAGGGACGATGGGAGTATTATTGTGCATGGTTTCATTTGTTTCTATTTTTTGTGTGTTGGTTTCCCCTGAATCCGTGCAGTTTTGTATGCTCTGATTTAGGTAAAATTTCTAAATTTTCTAAACGATTGTCTGTTTTATCGCCATTAATGTGATGAATGTCATGGCCGTCTGGTATCGAGCCGTTGTGATAAGTCCAAATGTCCCTATGCATAAAAGATCGGTTCCCGTCAGTGCACCCCATGTAGCCAACTTTTCTCAAGGTATATTTCTTGCCGTTAAAAACCATAAACGGCAGCATTGCTTTTGATCGCAGCTTCTTTCCTGCTCGCTTAAATCTTTGAAATACAGTCTGGCGCGATACGCCAAATGCTCTTCCGGCTTGCGATATGCTGTATCCCTGCAGATATAATTCATACATTTCGTTTGTGGTGTTGATGTCTGGTATGCAGCTCATGGATTTAATTTATAAAACGGCTAACAAATGTCAATCGTTTTATTTTTCCAGTATCCACATTTTTAATGTTGCGCGTTTGTTCACCATGCGCGCCCCGGATTGTTAATGACTAAAACGGAATGTCGTCGATTTCCTTTTTGCTTGACTCACGCTTCACTGAAGTGGTCGCCTTACCGTTTTTGGCAAGCCACTCGGCACGCTCTTCGCCAAATACCCAGCGCTCGATAGTGTTAAATCGATGGTCTGGATTTTTCTGCCCCGGCTCTTCGCCGAGGTAGGCAATGCCGATTTTGCCGATAAGATCATCGGCCTCGATGTTAACCTCTTCTCCAGGCACAACTGCCTGTCCAAGGGATGCGAGGAATTGGTCGATTTTCCATGAGGCTTTTGGCGTGAACACTAAATGATCGTGGATCTCTGGGCCGACGCCACCATTAGGCAGCGCGACTTTGCAGATCACTTTGATCATCTCGTTTCCGTTCTGGCTGGTCTTTTCGACCGCATTAACGATTTCGAGTTTGTAGGTTCCCGGTTCTACGAAAAACGAACCAGACGATTTAGGCTTCTCTTGCTTGTAACTTGGCATTTTATTTTTCTTTCTTTTTCACTTGGCGCATTTGCGATATGCCTGGCGCGCTTTTGACCAGTTGTTCGGGGTTCTCGATGCCGACCTCGTTAGCGAGTTCGACAAAAGTATCTGCACTCATTTTACCACCGCCCGCAAGGAATGCCTGTTCTGGCTTGAGCTTGGCAGCGAGTGCAATTGCATCGGCTGGCTCGACGTAGCGTCGTGGCGATGGATTGGTTAATTTCCATCCGGGCACGTCTTCGCCAGCAATTAGCTTTTCTTTGAGCATGTCGGTAAGCGGCTCTCCGAATTCTTTCGAGAACCACTTAAACCGACTCACGAAATCTGAGTGCTGCACTGGGTTGGCAAGGATGCGGTCGCGGATAATTGTCAGCGTGTCACCGTTGATTGCATGGACATCTGCCAACGCGGCCTTGCTTTGAACGACAAGCGCCGAACAACTTTCCTTATTTGCGCACCAATTGCAATACTCGCACGGGCGTGGTTTGGCGATTGGCGATGTCGCGGATCCGATCACAGACTGCACAATTCGCTCGGCCTGCTCGCGCGTGAATTCGTATGACCTCACGACGCGTTGGTCGATATAAAGCACGTGTCCTGTCCACGTAGTCTCCCAATGCGTATCCATACATGCCAGACTGTAGGCCGCTAGCTGCTCTTGGTAGTTGCGAATTTGGCCAGACTTAATATCGGCAACCCATTTCGCGCCTGCGCAGACACCATCCGCGGTGCCAGAGGATGAAAGCCCTGGCACGTGCATGCCGAGGAATTCCTCGCGGGTTTCTACAGGATGTCCCTGCGACAGCTCTCCCAGCTTTACAATAGCCCAGAGCGATGCCACGCGGTCATCCTCCTCAGCCATAGCTAGGATCGATTGCAGATCACCCTGCATGCCTTGGCGAATTGCAACGTCGAGTGTCGTGCCACGTTGCGCCTGCGTGCTTGTGCCGCCTGCGCTTACAAATACTGGGCACTCTGCCAGTTTTGGCAGTGATGATGGTCTAATTTCCATATTGCTCGAGATTGTGTTTTTTCAATATTGCCAAGTATTTGTCCGCTTGATCCCGCGCCTCGTCGCGTTCTTCTTTAAGTATTCGCGCTAATTTTGAAACCTCCTCAAGCGCGACTTTTAGAGTTTGCACCGTATCGCTCACTTTGCCTCCTTCCACTCGCTCACTTTTGCGAGAAACGTCGCAGGATCAGACTCGATGCGGGCAAGTGCCTTGTCCCCGGCATCGCGCCATTTCTGCCCAGGCTTTAGCATGCCCTTGGCAACTAAAAACGCACTGACATCGTCGCTGTTGCGCTCAATCTCAAGTTCCCATTTTGGGATCTCAACCTTTGCTGATGGTTGTGTTGGAGTCGCGAATATGTGCGCTACCGATTCCCACGTCATCGGCAACTCTTCGGCGAGACCGCTGCGGGTCTTGGCATCGTATGCCGCGCTGTGCGTTGTCAGGATGATACGCTCCTTGCCGCCGATACCCTTGCTGCGGCCTGATTCGGATTCCACGGTTTTCGTCTTAAACTTAAAGAACCAAAGCTCATCAGCCCACTCTTTTAGTAGTGGGGCGCTTTGCTTGGTTAATTTAAGCTCGTAGCGGTCATATGCTGCGAGCATGTCTGGCGGCTCGACCCGCTGCACTTTGCTGTGCGCTACAAATACAATATTTTTACCAGCGGCGATCAGCTGATCGGCGACTGAGAGTAGCCGGGCAAATCGCTCTGCAAGCATCACAAAGCCCTTTCCATAGCCATAGTCCTCGACCGATTTTTTCTTATCGCTCGCCAGCATGTGCTCTAGGATGAGCCGCTCTGCCCAGTCGGCAGAGTCGATAATGATTGTTTTGTAGTCTGACGTCTTGCAGGCCGTCAGTGCCTCGTCGAGTTCCACTGCGGTATCAATCGATACTCTATCGGTGTCTAGATGCGCCGTGCCTCCCTCGACGTCGAGGAATAAAGGCTTTGGGAATTGTGCGGCAAATGTTGATTTGCCTACGCTCTCAACGCCATAAATTACTACGCGCTGTGGCTTGGTTTGTTTTCCTGATATGATTTTCATTTCTATTTCTATTCGTCTTCTAGTTTCGCCTTCGTCGCCGACGAATCGACAAAGTCGCTCTCCCGCAGAATGCGGAGAAGATGTTCGGCTGGCAGGATTGCCAACCATTTATGATCATTGCGCCGATGTAGCACGACGGGGATCTTGTAGCCCGCATCACGCTCGGCCTGGGCAAGCCAATTATAGGGATTGCCGGCCTCTACGCGCTTGACCTCAAAATGTATTGCTGGAAGAGCCTCGCAAACAATGTCTGGCGAATCCTTGCCACCGCTAAATTGCTGTCCACGGCGAGCCGGGAATCCCTCGGCAGCTAAAAACTTTGATGCTTCCAGCTCACCGCGTTTGCCCTTTGATCTGCTATTTATTTTAGACATAAAGTTCGGACGCGACACGCTGGTATGCCGACCGCATCGCAGACTAGGTCAAATGCGCTCGACCTAACAAATGCCAATGCTTCGGCCTTGTTGCGCAAATGCTCATCCTGATTTGCTTGCGTGACATAAATTTTTTCAGAATGCATATCCTCAATTGTGATCTGCAATATGCCGATCAAGACTCTGCGAAGATACAGCAACTCTAAGTGGTCATTCATTTGCGATTTTCCCGATTGAACCACCAACGCCGCATTTTTTCGGCTTCGCTTTCGGCGCGTTGTGCGCCGATGAACCAACCGGCGGCAAACATAAGACTGCCGCCGATTGCGTAAATTCCAATAAATTCGATAGCAGTCATTTTAATTTCCTTTCGAGTTGGACGTGATTTGGGGTAAGGCCGTGGAGATCGCGAAATGCACGGATCGCTTCGTCTCGGCTTGGAGCTAGGACGTAGTCTGAGAAAAGCCCGATCGGGCTGGTTGCTGTGCAGAGGTAGAGGTTCATTTTTCTATTTCTATTTCTATTTCTATTTTAAGTTTCGCTCGCAGTTGCCCGCTTGCTTGGTGGCGACATTACACCCCATCAAAAGCATGTAAATACTTTTTTTAAAAAAAAATTTACCGCCCTAAAACTTTTTTTCTTTACATCTACCATGCACCTGCCGTGGCGCATTAAACCTAGATGAGCGGGCGATAGATATTTGCCGTGCGAGCGCCGCATGGCAATTGAGCGCGAATTGTTTTTTTCTCCATCGATTCGCTTTTGACCATTCTATCGAAATGGTGTCGGACTGCGCTTTCGCTTTTGCCTGCTCTCTTGGCGGCAAGCTCAACAGTCATCCATCCCTCGGCAAAGAAGTCTTCTAGGCTCTCGCTTTTAGTCTGCTCAAATACCTTTTCCCATGCGGCCGTCAGGGCAGCATCCAAGGATTTCCTTTTATTCGCTCGCATAAATTTACTGTCATCGATTTATCTGTGTAATAACCATACGCGAAACCCTGACTCCACGCCAGTGTTGCTCTCCGTGTCGCGGCATATTCCATATCGAATCGCGCCAACATTCCAACGCAATAGCCACTCGCGCCAATGATGGTTCTGGCGCGCTCCTGGCCTACTCGGTGTAGGTGGCCGATTACACAGCGACCATATGTCTCGGCGTGATCCCGGATCGCCTGCACGTTATACATATACCCGTGGAGGAATTTAACGCCGCCGATCTCAACGAATGATCGGATGTCATAGGGATACAAGCGCGCCTTGAGTTGCTTTGCGGTCTTTTCGATCTGGTCAATGACCAATGTTGCGGCGTGCGATGCGAGCGCATTTGGCCCACCAGCGAGCTTAAACAAGCGTGCTTCGTGGTTTCCGTAGAGGATGTGATTTGGTCGCAGTTCGTTTAAAAAATCCACTCCAGCAGCCAAATCCTCTGCGACCGATGCAGCACGATCTTTTGCATTTGGGTCGGTCATTGCTCCTGATCGGCAGGCAGCAGCGTCAATAAAGTCGCCGAGGTGCAGGACAGTGTCAGGCCTAAAATCCTGCCGAAATTTTAGAACAGCATCACGCGCTTCGGGGTCGATGAAATCACCGTGTGAGCATGAGACTGCCAACCACTTTTTCCATTTTTTGATCGGCGTCACGCCTCGGCCTCCTCGTCGTGTTCTTCGCATGGAAAAACGATCTCCTCGGCTCTCCGAGCGAGTGTTTCGCAGGCATAATGGTTGCCCAGGCTAAAGTGCATTTCGTAGGTCTGGCCTTCTTCTTCCCACGACATAACGCATATTCCGACATCGAAAAAATTGGCAAGCAACTCTCTCGCTTGCGCGATTGCTTGTTCGCGGTCTCTTGGAGGCTTTTTCATTTTAGGATTTTTTCCATGATGAGTTTCATGGCATTAAGTGCCTGCTGCGAGCAGTCATTTTTGCGGATCGGAGCAACATCCGCATGGCGAATGATGTTGCGAATTGGAATATCAAATTCCTCCATAATCGGAGCTAGATATTCAGCCATCGACATCAGTGCATCCTGACTCGGCGGCGTGGTGTAGGTATCCTTTTCAAATGCCACTCCGACACAAAAATCATTGCAGTTTTTCCGCCCCTGCCACTCAGAGATCCCGGCATGCCACGTGCGCATGGTCGGCTCTGCGAGTGTTGTGCGCTTGCCGGTATTAGAGACGATGCAATGATAGCTCACGCGGCTTTTAGGATCCATACACCACGCGACACTCCCATCATAATTTCCGCTTGTATGGTGCAGCAGGATATGCGTTGGCAGGATCTTTTTGCGCGGCGTTACGTTTACCGTCTGCTTTTTTGTCTCCCTGTAAAGCCGCTTCACTAGCTCAATCTCGACCTGCGGGACGATTGATGGGGTATTACTCACACCAAAAATCTTCCGCAATAAGGCGAGAATCATTTTGTCGATGTTGGCTTCGGCAGCTCATAGCTGAACGTGCCGTAATCCGTTTCGAGGCCGAATCGCACGGTCTCGCAGCCCGTGATGAAAAGCATGACGAGCGAGAAAATCATCGCCGCAAAAATTGCCGCAATAATCGTTCTGTAATCGTCGTTGATCACTTTCCTTTGCGGATTACGTTGATTAGTCCGACAAGTCCGAGACCCGCGGCAAGTATTTGGTTCTGGATCTCTGGATCGAGCTTTAGACCGAGCGCCGTGCCGAGCAAAATCAGCCCACGCCAAGTTGAGTTCTGGCCGAGTTGACCAAGTATTGCATCAATGATTTTCATGTGTTTGTGCCTTTAGTTTTCGCGACATATATATCGCCGTAAGAATGGCGACAGCTAGGCCGACAAGTGCAGTCGCGAATTGCACGGTGGCTGTGATATGCGGGAGGAAAGAAATGAAGAGCGAGATGGCACTTGTGGCCGTCCCTAAAAATCCTACGGTGGCGGGAGATTCACTCATGAGATTTTTTCTACGCGAACCCAAGAGCCAGTCTGAATGTCGATCGTGCTGGCAGTAACCCCCGTTGCATTTTTTGCAAACTGGAACGTCACGTCACCAGCGGTTAGCCCAGTTTTGATATAGGCTTTCTGCGTGCTCATGAAACTATTACCGGGCGACATCGTGCCGAATAAAGTAGCCGTTGTTAGGCTTGCGCCATCTGGCTCATATCGAGAGCTGGTGCGGTTTGCATGTATCCATTTGCCATAGAGCGATGCTCCGGTTGGGACTGAAACTTGGCCTTTGAGATTTCCGTTGGCATTGTCGAAAGCCAACAAGTTCCATTCGGCGACATACTCGGAATTCGCCTGCGCAGTCCAATTGAGCGCAGTAATGGCAACTAGCGAAGTCGTAGCATTTGTTGCCGAGGCTGTGAGCGCTTGGAAAATAAACGAAGGATATCCAACCGTTGGCGAGAATGAGTCGGAATCTATCAGCTCTTCAGAGACCGTGCAACCGCCGAGGACTACGGTTGAGCGAGCACCTGATTCGGTGAGTTCGATTTCAAGATCGAGATCTACCGACGTGTCATTGCCGACCAAGTCGCGCAAAGCAAATGTCGCAAAATCAACATCAGCGGTCTTTCCGGGCTTTGCTAGTGTGGCATTTTGAATGGTTAGCAATGGTTGATCCGCATAGCCTTTATTACCCGAAAAGGTTATATCATAATATTGACCAGCGACACCCGTGACAATAACGCCATTTGTGCCGATTGAATCAAGTGCCTGCAAGGCTGCCTGCACATCGGCAGCACTGGCAGTTGCTGAAATTGGAGCTGTCTGACGAGCAATTGTATTTATCGTGCCAGCGGTTGTAGCAGCAGTTGCCGAGCCAGTAATGAGTGTCCCGCCAGCAGTTGCAGCAACCGTAAATTGGGTAACCTCTGGCAGGGACTTTACATAGTAAGTCGTGCCACGAGTATAGCCAGTAATCGTCGTATCAAATCCGGTGATGGTCACCGGTTGATTAAGAGCAAGGCCATGTGTAACCGATGTAATGAATACGCCACTAGTGACCGTGCTGCTAACGGTGAATGCAGTAGCCGGAAACGTCAGGTCATACGTGCCATTGAACGGTTGTTGGCTAAACGAAAGGCGCTGCACTTCATTGACCAATCCAGTCCCGGTAACCGTTGTTGCAATCGTTGCCGTAACCGTTGTTCCGAGATCCGTCCAAGTCGGCTGGTAGACTGCCGGGGTCAAGCGAAGCTGGATCTCCTGCACCTCTTTGACGCTCGCAGTTCCCGTGATGCGCTCGTCTATGACTGCGACCGTATCGGGAATGAGTTGCGAGACGTCAGCGGTTATCGCTCCCTGCGTGCCAGCGCTGTTAAATCGCACGGTGAAATGCTCGGCGAGTTCGCCAGTGACCGTGACCCCGCCAGCACTCGAAATGGCAGTGAGCGAGTTAAGCGCGGCCTGGATTTCGCCTGCTGTTGCGGCAGCGGAAAGGCCGCTTGTTGTATTGCCGCCAAATGTGAGAGTGTATGTGCCAGTCTCAGGAGTCGCAGTGCGCGAACCGATACCAAATTTGACGCTCGCGGCACTCTTATCAACCACCTCAAATGGACGGTTAATGACGTTTGTTGCCTCTAAAAAGTAGAGTCTAAATTCACCATTGTCGCCCTTGGTAAAAGCAATTTGCCCGGCTGGGGCTGAGTTTGTTTCCGAGACCGCAAGGCGCCGGTTGGTCAGGTCAATAAAAAGATCGCGTGCCATTTATTTGTTGGTTGTGTCAATTGCTTCCCACTTTCCTAGAGGGCAACGCTCGGTTGCCATGCGGAGCTTTGCCCAAGTCGAGCAGCCACATTTGCGGCAGCGGCCGGTGTTGTTGAGAGCGGCGGCGTCCCATTCAGGGCAAGCTCGGCATATGGATTCGCGGGTGACGAGGGCTTCGGGTGGGGTGGGGGTGAATCCGTTTCTTGCAAAACGATAAGTTGATTCTTGAAATTGTAAAAATTTATTTAAACCAATAACTTCGCCAAAATGATCTATAAATTTTTGCTTTAAAGCATTCATGCAATTTGCGTAATTGTCACGGTATACCCTTCGCATGATGGTTCAGGTGGCATACAGTTGGAAAAAAGTGTAAATGTTCCAACTGGAGACGATGCAAATATTACACCCAACAAATCTTGGCAACAGAGAGGCGAAATACTTGTATTTAATGCGCGGATATACCAGCCCCCAAAACATTGCCAAGTTACAGAGAGATCAGTTCCGTCTGCTAATACAGATTGAGCAGTCCCGCATTCATTATATGGAAAACGAAATGTTGTTGCACTCCAACTTCCATCTATTTCAAATTCTCCTGCAATAGGTGGCACAAATGGAGACCCTGGACTATCTGGACACTCGCAACAGCATGCACAATTCACAGCGCGAAGACCACCGTCGGTTTTGATCTTTATTGCCCCATTAGGCGTCCGACCTAAAATCATCCTAGCACTCCTCCGTAGCGATCCATTTGATCAATCCGTCTACAACACCGAGGACGTGAGTTCCAGAGTCTGGCGGGCTTGGGATCTTTAGCCTACGCTGGCGGTGGCCTTGTAGGCCGGAAGTCTCTTCATATAACCCTTCTGCAATATCAAGGGTGGCAAATACAAAGTCTTTCATCAGGTCGGTAGCCTTGATGGCATAAGGGTAGTCTTTACTCGTTGTGCCTGTTGCGCCTTGGGCGATAGCTTGGAAATCAACTGGAGGATTCGACGGCATTGTTTCTTATTTAGTGCTACTGCTTTGTGTATATCTCAAATTTTCTTGCATATGCTTTCCATGTTACATTGTATTCAGTGAACTGACCAAAATTAGTCGATGTATACGAATCAAGTGTTACAGAAACAAATGTTCTTTTCTCAAGCGCATACATATCTCCGTCTAACTCAAGAGCATCTTGCTGATAGAAATAATTGTTAACAAGTTCTTGTCCAGTTCCGGCATCAATTACTAATGGCTTTTCAACATTTGGTCGAGTTGTTAATGGATTAAATTTTTGGCTTGATGGGAAAACCCCAAAACGAGTGTAAATCTCATTAATAGATGGTATATAAAATGTTGATTTTATTATTTTATTTGTATCTTTGTCATATTCGTCGTATTCATAAAGATATTCTCCTTTTGCAGTTGAGTTAATTGATTTAGACTCTGAAAAGCTGCTTGTGTTTCCATAGGCACTTACTCGAAATTCGACAAATCCATCATCGCGCACAATCTCTTGAGGTTCTGGAAAGATAAAAATTCCATCAATTGCAGGAGAGCCATCATCGGGAAGCGGCATTGGGCTATTTATTTTTAATTTTCTGCGAAATTTTTCTACATTAGATTTTATGCAAACAAACGATCTCTCAACGCGAACTAGACCGCTAGGGTATGTCTGCACTACGCGATTTGGCAGCGCTATAAGATCATCTTTGCCGTTATATTGGTAAGCCATAAATTAGTATGCTAATGCCTGCAATGGCAGGCGGTCGCGGATTGCCGTAATTAATTCAGTCCATCCGTTCAGAATTTGCGTAACGCTAGAAACGTCTGCCGTGGCATCGCCACCATTGCCTCCAGCGCCCCCAATTCCCCCTGCGCCACCTTCGCCTCCGGCGCCACCTTCGCCTCCCGTAAATGAGTTTTTGATCTCGGCCTGCATGCCAGCGATAGCATTACTTACTTGCACCTGATCGACCTCAACATCTGCCGGGATTGTGATTTTTTCACCCAATTTGTCATCGGTCTCTTCTTTTAATTTTCCGATCGCTTGCTTTGACCCAGCCTCATCAATTGGATTGATTCCGATTAACTCCGCTTTTTGCTTTTCAATATAATTCATGATCTCTTGAAGCTGACCACTGCCAGTAGTCGCAATCGAATCGATCTTGAGCCTTTTGATTATGTCGGGATACGAAAGGTTTTTTAGGTCGACGCCAATATAATTGCCAAATGCTTCGATCTCTTTCCGTGCTTCTTTGGTGCGCTCTTTTAGGCTCTTTACTGGCTCAGTCGGATCGACTCCATTGATATAATCAAGCCATGTGGCAAATGATTTCGCGGCATTTGCTGCTTCCGCTGTTTCGGCTTTTGCACTTGTGATCGATGTCTTATCAACATGCACGCCAGCCGCAGCGTTTTTGGCGTTGACAAAATTAGTTGCCAACTTGCCAGCCTCCTCTTCGCTCACGCCAAGGTTTTTCACATATTCCTTCGTCAGCTTGGCGATTTCTTCCTTTGCTTTTTTCGTCTCAAGTTCCTTCTCTAGCGACTTTGCCAGCTCAGTATTCCCGGCAGAAATGGCTTCGTTGATTTGAGTCTCCAACGCAATTAGCTCGACCTTGTCGGCCTTGGCTTGAGCGTCCGCGGCGGCTTGCTGGTCTTTGAGTGCTTGCCTAGCCGCAAGTTCTGCTTCGGTTTGCGCCGATTGATTAGCCCTCTCGGCTGTAGTAATTTTGACCTGCTCTGCGATTTGCGCTTCTACGGCTGCAACGGCTTGTTGTTGCTCCGTCATATTAGCAAAGAGTGGCGGGATTTTGTCGTAATTTTCTTCAAATGATTTTGGAAGCGCGGCGCCAGCAGATTCTAACTGAGTTTTTAAACTTCCAACATCATGATACATCGCCCCCCAGAGCATTGCAGATTCTTCTTTGGTAGTAGCTGCGAAGTCCTGCATGCTTTGTTTAAGCGATCCAAATATTGCATTATCAGGTAATGCGGATGCAAATGACTCGGCAATGGCCGATGCTGCCTTCATTCCAAGAAGATTGAAGGCACCTTCAATATATGTCATTGTTGCTCCTCCTGGAGCAAAAATTGTTTGGATAAAATCTCCCGCTGTTTGAAACCCGGCAACCAGATGCTTGTAAATACTCTCAGCTGTCTGCATCGCCTGCAATTTTAGCGATTCGTAAAATGCTTTGAACGCAAGATCAATCTTGCCGATCGAAATAGCGTCCGCTGCGGCTTGAAAGCCCTTCATCGCACTCTCTCCTCCAATGAATGCATCGGCTAGCTTTTGACCGATTGCCGCAGCATCAATACGTGAGAGCGCGCTGGTAATGGCGTCGATAGCAGGGAGTGCTCGATCCAAAATTCCGGCAGCAAAATCGCGCACCTTTTGGGAAATGATAACAAAGCGGTCACTGACTGCATCGAATACATTGGCTCGACGATCCATGATTTCGGCCAGACTACCAACTGTGGCGCGGGCATCATTCATTTCGCTGCTGAAATTCGTGAGGAGTGGCAGGAGTTGCGCCCCAGATTTGCCGAATATGTCGATAGCCGTGGCTGCGCGGGCGGCAGGATCTTCAATGCCAGAGATGCCAGAGGCAACGAGTGCGAGTTGCTCGGTCGGTGTCTTCCCAGCCATTTCCTCCATCGAGATACCCATACGGCCAAATGCCGATGCGGCGGCTTTGCTATCTTCGCCAGCGCCAAAGATGCTGTTTTGAAGCTTTGCCAGTGCAGGGCCGACAGCATCTGCACCAGCGCCGGTATTATCGAAGGCGCGTTGCAATAAAAGCAGATTGCCAGCAGTTTCGCCAGTCGATGCAGAGAGATCGGAAAGCGTACCACCAAGATTTAATGCGTCTCTAAAGCCATCGATTGTCCCTTTGACCGCAGAAAATGCAGCATCCAACGCAGCGGTAAATGCCTGTGCGGCGAGTTGACCAACACCAACCGCAGAGGCCAGTTTGCCAAATCCTATTCCCGCCTGGTCACCCATTTTGTCAGTCTTGTCACCTGTAGATTTGATGCTATTACCAAGCGAATCAACCTTTGGCGAAGATTCGGCCGACTGATCTCCCATCGCCTTGAGCTTTTTTTCAAGCCCTTCAACCTGACCGATGCGCTTCATGGTGCTCTCAAGCTCGGTCATTGAGAGTTCGCCAGTTTTTACCTTGTCGCCGAGACGAGTCAATTCCTCCTGCACGGTCTTGAGCGTCTGCTCAAGTCCAGTGTCTTTCGCTCCAAACTCTACACTTACATCGGCCATATTTTAGCTCTCTAATTCTGAAATTGATTTATTGCGCTTCTTCAAAATGCTCTTCATTTGCGAGATCATTTTTCCAACAACTATCGCCTTCGCATTATTGACCTCACTTGATGGGAGGACTTGGCTGATATATTTTGTCGTATTAATCAATGTGACTCGCGGGTTTGATAAATCGCGGGAATTGTCAATAACATCTGAATGCGGCGAGTCGTGCCGCGTGACCCATGATGGCATCCCTCTAGTTGCGCTTCCACTTGTTACTTTGCGCAGTTCTCTTGCGCATGCCGCCCATGCAGACTTTGCCCAGCCTACTTTCAATATTTGCGAATCGATGTAGCTGTTTATTGCTGCCTGCGGAACAAACCATTTATCTAAAAATTTCCATCGACCGATTGACTTGTCACGCGCACCGGCAGATGACATCTTGCCATTCTGAAATCGGCTTTTGTGATATCCGCGCATCTCTTGCTGCGAGACATTTTCTTTGAACAGGCTCTTCTCTGTTCCATAAGCATAGCCATCTTTTGAGATAAATAAACGAACATGCGGGCCTTCGGCATACCAACGATATCCCATGCCATCGGAGAAGTCTCCCGATGCAAAAAGCCCTGCGCGAACCGTTCCCCCTCCTCCTCGGCCTACAAGATCGCGAATGATCGCTTTTTCGCCTGTTTTCTGAACGCTAGCGGAATCCCCGAACGGCTGAGTTCGTCGCGCTAATTCAACGCATAGCAATCGAGCGGATGCAACCACAGCGTCAGGGATCGTCTGCTCACGCAGTGCCGCATACTCATCAAGGATGTTTTGCAATCCTTTTGACTCAAATTTGAATTTGGGCATTTTGCATGGCTTCCTCAATAGCGGTAAGAGCGTCAATATTCATGGCTCTCTTATTCCGCGTCCAAGACCTGCGCCGCCCATTGGACGAATCATTTGCATGGATGATCTGTAGACCCGCCGAGAATGGCAGTTCTTCCATTATCTCTCGGAAGCCCCAGCCGGTGATTTTGACGATGCGATAAACATAGCCAGCCAGCCAACCGGGGCCGTCTAGTTTCCCAATGACGATTCCTTCGCTCCGATAATTTCACTAGCCGAACTCATGTAGCGCGAAAATGCCTCACCCATTGCCTTTGAAAGATCGGCAGCTTGCAGGTGATGTGCGAGATTGCGCTCAATCCAAATGTCAACAGCCTCCATAAAGGCCGACTTGTCGTTGACGACATGACGGATCGCCGAGAATGGCGCAGAATGCAAATATGCAAAAGCGGCAGACTTCCAAATTGTGTCTTTTGTGTCGCTGAAAATCTCGTTGCGCTGCATCCAGGAGACCGAGAGTGCTGTAATGGGGCGAAGCTCTATTCCGTCAAGAATTTTTGTTGGCCCGTCACACATCGCCTCTTCGCGTAGGATTTCGTCGTCTTTGATTAATTCGATATTTTTATTTTTTTTCATAAATCATCTACATTTTGTTGGGTCTGGCCTAAGTCCATCTGGCCCTGATTTCCCCTCTCGACCTGTTTTCCCTGTAGCACCTCGCAATTTTGTTCGCTGATTTTCCGCTTGCTGCCTTGCGGCACTTTTTTGATCTCTAATTTTTTGTAATGCATCACAAGCTCTCCTAATTTGATCTAATACTGGATTTAGTAGCTCGTTAAGGCGCTCCTGCGCGCATGCATTTGGAGGATATGTTTCACGCAACTTTGCTTCCTTTTCTTGCAGGCTCTTAATTCCATTTATCAAGAGTTGCTCAGTCATTTAAATTATAGCCTCTTGGCGATCTCAGCCTTATCGGCATCAGTTGCGTCCTCCCGCACAAGGATGCGTTTGCCATTGGTCTCAACGACGATCCTGCGCGGGGTCTGGCGAATGATGTCCACGAACGCATCGCGATTTGCAGCGAAGGCGCGCAAATAATTGATGATGTGCTCCGGGTCTTCCTGCTCTAGTTTTTCGCCGCCCTTGGTCATGCCCAATATGACATCCTCGGCACGCTCTCCTCGATCGTTGACTGAGTTGAACCAGAAGACCGTCGACTCTTTCCCGTCGAGTCGAACCGTGCGCGTGACTGGTTGTGGATATTTCAGCCCAAAGCCAAGCGTGGCTAGGGCTGTAGCGGCCTTGAGATTGGCCGTGTAGACATACTCCTCCTGGTCTTTAATAATTTCTTGAATCATATTTTTAGGCGGCAGACTTTTCACCGGCCTGCCAGCGGCCCCTCATGCGGAAATTACAGGCTTGGGTATTGGGTCGCCTCGATCGTGATTGTTTTAAAGGCATCGCTGCCTTGTTCGGAGGAAACAGAGTCAACAACAATTTTGCCGCCAGTGACGCCATGATCGGTCGTCGCATTGGCAAGAGTCAGAAGGCCACCAACCGAGGCGGTAGCGACTCCAGATGATCCGTTGATTGCGCCAGAGAGGCTGATCGTGGCGGTTTTGCCGTAGTAGGAAACGGCTACGATGTCGCCGTCTTCGTCCATAAGCTCGGATTTCGAGCTTTGAACGCTGCGGGAGAACGATGAGAGGATGATGCCGGTCTCGGCTGTTGCGCCGAAAGTTACGTTTGCGGCAGAGGAAGAAGTAATGACGGTTGCGGCCATGATTGGCCGAAATTGTCAACTGACAAGCGCGGCGTGAATGGTCAGTGTCACAGAGCGCACAAAATGACGATCTGTGGTTTGCATGGAAACAGCGCCATCGCGGAGCGCGCCGTATACGTAGCAGTATTGCGGGCGAATAGAATTGAGCTTGCCAACGATGCCAGTTACATCGTAGGCGACACAGAGTACCTCAGCCCAGAGGGATTCCAAATCCTGCGCATTTGAATCGTCGGCCTGCACGGCAAGTGCAATATCAACCGAAAATTGGAATATGGCTGAATTTACGATTGATTCCTGACGTCTATTTGCTTTCACAAAACATGCCGGCAATGCGATCTGGTCGAAATTTTCTGCGGCTGTGACAACAAGAGCCGATCCCATTTCGGCTTGTAATGCTTGAATGAAAGCATCTGTAAGAGCCTTTTCAAGAGTGAGAGTGATCAGGGCTGGTTGTGTCATTCTGGCCTTTCTGGAAGTTTTGAAAAATCTACTTGTGCGGCGAGGACAGCGCGGGTTCCTGCTGGCGGTTGCCATGTCGCAAGATTTCCGTCCCACAAAATGATATTCAGCATCCAGCCGCCTTGTTCATCTAAAATTATGTAGGTATCCATTAAAAATAAGTAGTTATTATGGCCCATCCGCTTCCTCCTTTTCCTCCTGTGCCTGATGATGTTCCACTTGTTGTTGCTCCGCCGCCGCCGCCTCCGCCTGCTGGGAATCCTCCATTACCACCGTTTCCCCCAGATACACTTATTCCGCCGCCGCCTCCGCCTCCGCCTGATCCAACGTAAAAAATATCGGTCGAATTATTTATTCCAGCACTTCCTGTTCCTCCGTTTGAGGTTCCCCCAACGCCACCACTCAAATTACCAATATTTGATCTTCCGCCTGCGCTTCCCGCTCCAGCAATGTCTTGCACTGTGTTTCCGCCCCCCGCGCCACCTCCTGCACCACCATATGCCGTAACAACAGTAGTGCTTAGTGGGTTTCCAGCAGAAGGAATTCCTCCCGATACAGAAGCCGATGCTCCAGAATTTGCCTGCATCAGACCAACTCCAGCTTGGCCCGCCGAAGAAGTACCCCCATCCCCGCCAGTCCCTCCGAGACAAATAACTGAATTAAAAGAAGTTGATCCACCTGCCACTCCAGCTGCACCATTTGATGTTGTGGAAACTCCATTCCCCCCCGTTCCTCCAGCACCTATTGTTACAAGCTCTGTTGATCCAAGTTGATTGGCTGGGATGTTGATATTCAAATATCCACCGCCACCACCACCGCCACCGCCACATTTTATAGTTGCTGAAGCCGCATCTTTTCTTCCAGAGCCGCCGCCTCCTCCTGCGCCAAAAAGTTGAACATTTATAGATTTTGCTCCTGCTGGCTTAGTCCAAGTTCCGGATGAAGTAAAAATCTGCACATCGGTTGCGGCGATGTTGCCGCTCGATGCAGACGTGAGGCGGCCTTGGGCATCGACCGTGAGCGTGGCGAAATTATAAGTTCCCGCAGACACCGCAGTATCTGCGAGGCTGATAGTTCCTGAGACCGTGATTGGCCCTCCAGTTAATCCTGTTCCAGTTGAAATACTATTGACCGTTCCATTCCCCGGCTCGCCCTGCGGTCCTTGCGGCCCCGCGACTCCCGGCACTCCTTGCTCGCCCTGCGTCCCCGCAGGCCCGACATCGCCTTTCGGGCCTTGAATCAATACCTCGATGTATTGCGTTGAGGTTGGCAGTGGATCAGGCGCAACATCTTTTTTGAAAAACATGCTCATCGATTTATGTCCTCCAGGCTAAAGTCTACGCTCACGGCATCCTGCGAAAGCTCTGCGGAAATCACGCGGAATGGTGATCCATTTATTTCTATGCGGTCGCCGAGTGAAATGAGTTGCGTCACCGAATCATATGCCGCCGTAATGCTCATTCCGACAGAGGGCATGAATCCTCCGTCCTGCAAGGAATTGTCGCGTCGATACGTTGTTCGATTTGCAACGAATTCTTTGCCTTGATGGATGCACACGATAGGCATCTCCCCAAGCATATTTGAAAGATCAGCGGCAAAATAATTGAGCAGGCTCACAGAATGGCGCTCAAATCAACTCGCATTCTTTGCAGAGCCTCGCATACTCGCTGCCTTTGACCGGCTTTTCTTTGCTCTGGTTGTGCGTGGCGTTCGACCAATGAATAATACTGGCCTTTATTGGATGCGTATATGGGGATTCGGGCACTCCTCCGCAGTCGAAGTAATTTGGGAGCGTCTTGTATGCGATGCCGTGGCGTTGCAATCCTGCATGAATGGCGACCATAGCCTCATGCCAATCGCGTCCTTGCATGCCGTCGGAAAGCATCTCTTTAAGGCGCGCTGCTAGATCCTTGGAAAAGGCATCGCCTTTCGGAATCGCCATGACGACGGGCGATACGGAAGAGAGCCAAGGCGAAAATGTATAAGGCTCAAGATCGAGTTTGACCGTCACCGCGCAATCCATCTGCACCCAAACGCCGCCGTGGCGGTAGAGCGTTTCGAGTGCGAAATAGTCACTCCAATGCGCGAAGCTGCCAATGCCGCCATTGGGAATGTAGGGATGCGGATTGCCAGCAAATCCGATTGGGTCAAGAATGTCTTTTGGCAATTGCTCAACCTTCACGCCATCAGGGACGCCATCGACCTTGCCTTTGACCCAAAGCGTGGGCGAGTTGCCGTTTTTAACAAGCAACGTGAGCGTCAATTTTTCCATCAGGCCGAGCTTCTGGCCGATCCATACTGAGTGCGTGATCATTGTCTTGCTAGAATTGTCAAGCCATTGTTGTTGTCATAGTGCTCGAAAAGAACCCAATGCGGGTTGTCGCGCATGAATTCTTGAATCGCGAGATTGATGCCAGGCTCGCGGTAATCCTCACCCACAAGGCCAAAGGCGACCGTGTCGTGAAATACGATATATTTGCGTGCCTGATTGCCGTGGCGCTCTAGCTCGCCTTTGACCTGTCCGTAGGTGTGGAGCGTATCGACAAAGAGCATGTCGGTCTCCTCGATAACATCGGCCTCCAAGGTTGATCCATGCTGGAAAGTCCAATCGACTTGGAGCTGAGAACGAAGTGCAAAGATATTGTATGGATCACCGAGATCGTAGCTACGAAGCACTGGGCGCGATTTATTGGAAAGCCCGTGCAGGAATGAGAATGTGCTCATGCCGCTGCGAACGCCAAATTCGGTCACGTGATTACATTCCCGCGCAAGTTGCGCAAGGCGCATCAAGTGCTGGTGAATATCACTTTCAACTGATCGGCAACGGTTGAAAATCGTTAGCATCGGCCACATGTCGGAAAATTTTGTTGCGCCGTAATGGTAAGCGGCTTCGCTGTTTTGATGGCGCACGATGTCATCCTCTTTGCGTGTGCCATTGCTAGGATGGTCATGATTCCATTGCAGCCCCTTCACTTGTAAAATAGGGCATTCCAATTGCGTGCGAACGGTAAAGTCGTTGTCGCAGAACACTCCGAAATAGTCAGGATGGAAAACGTATCCGCGTTTATTGTAAAGAGCACGGGATAAGATCGGGTGGCACATCAAGCCGTCTTGCCGAACGGTATCGGGGACATAACAAGCCCATTCCTTGTCGCCCGGAGGCAGCTTTTCAACTTGATCATCCCATCCTTGCGGTGGCGTGAGATCATCGGCAATGACGATCAGGATTTCGCCACTGGAAAGTGCGGCAGCAGTATTCCAATTTGCGACAGATGACGATGCCCATTCTGGAGGCGGGACGCTCACACCGTGCGCATAATCGATAAATGCATGCACACTTGCATCGTCATCGCTTTGGATTCCAAAAATGTGCTCGACTCGGTCGGGATGCGTTGCCCGGTCAAGCCAAATCTGGCGGGTTTCGAGTGCGCGATCGGGCGTGCCGCGAGTCGCGTGGAGTAGTGTTAGTTTTTTCATGTGGTTAATTTTTCAAAGATTGCTTTTGCGCGTTCGGCCTCGACGAGATCATTGACGCGGCGATGCGTCTCATCAGTCGGGATACTGGGTTCGTATAAAGGATGATGGTGAGCGAAAACAATATCCCGCGCATCGATAATCGCACCGGCCTTCTCGGCACGAAAGGTGAATTCCGCGTCGCTGTATTGGTTTTTAAATTCTGGGTTGAAGAAGCCATGTTGTTCATAATATTTGCGCGTCATTATTGCCATCGGCAAAAGCTCGTCCGTTCGCTTGCCGTCTGAGATCCGTAATACCTGCGGCTTGGTAATGTCCATTCGCTTTTCAATCATTTCATCCCACCCAGGAGGACATTCCCAGTCGTCGGAAAATTGGATCAATATGTCACCAGTCGAATATTTAGCTGCAATATTCCATGCCCCTACTGCATGACCGTTAGCGTTCCCCTGCATGACGCCAGCGAAGCGCGTGAGTTGCCTTGAAGTCATATCATCAATATCGACTGCAAAAATGTGTTCGACGCGCTCAGGTCGTTTTGCGCGTGAGAGCCACATATTCATTGCGCTCGCAGCTTGAACTGGTCGCCCACGGGTCGCGTGCAGAAGCGAGATGCGAGGAGTGCCGCCTTCAGATAGAATGCTTGCCTCTAGCTCAAATGCCTCTCGCCCCTTCCCGGCAGCACGCAGCGCCCATGCACGAAGTTGTTTGGCTTTCCATCCATAGTATTCGGCGCGATGCGTCCATTGAGGAAATGCCGGCACGGGGATTTTATCCATGCGGTCAAGAACCTCGATTGCCTCGGTCGGCTTGCCATTATCAAGCAGTATGGAAGCCTGTAGAGCCAAAGCCTCACGGCGATTCGGATCGATCTTCTCAGCCCCCTGCGCGAATCGCATGGCAGCGTCCCTATCTGTCATGTTGCTCATGTTGATGAGCGTTTCATACTTGTGGACAGGATCGAGTGCTTTGAGTGCCAGCGACTCTGCGCCGTAACGGATCGCCTCTTCACGCTTGCCGATGATCATTTTTTCGTAGTGGAGATAAAATTTAATATTAGGCGTAAAGCTATCGTTAAATTCCAATATGCGCATGTTGCGTTCGTTGCTCGGCCTGCGGCCTAGTGGTGGCATATGCCTAGCAGATTCCAAATCACGGCGAGTCCAGATTTTGATCGTTTTTGTCGGGTGCATGTTCTCATGCACAGGTCGCCACCACCATCCAGTCTTATAGCGGAAGAATCGCTCTCTAGGAGCGCGCTTCTGCTGCTCGGGGATTACATAGTCGGTCAATATCCAATCGCAATCCTGTGGGCATTCTGACAGTGCCTTGACGTGCGGCTCGACTTGCTCATCTGGCAGGATGTCGTCGATGTCGGCCCACATCACCCAGCCATCTTTGCCAGCAAGATTGTAGGCCTGCGCAAATGCCATGTTGCGGGCGGCAGCGAAGTTGTCGAGGTGCGGCCATTCCTCGCAGAGTGGCGAGTTATGATATTCAGCAATATGGCAACCGAGTTCCTTGGCAATGTCCAATGTGCGATCCGGCTTGAGTGATCCAATGGCGCGGACGACAACGATATCGTCGCATATTTTCTGATAGGATTTAATGCATCGCTCGATGCGTTCCTCTTCGTTGCCCGTAATAAGCCCGGCAACTAGGCGTGGTTTTCGGTTCATGTCTGAATAGGCTGCGCTGTCAATAACAAAAAACCCGCCCTCTTGCAAGGACGGGTTTTTTTTGATTGACTTAGATCAGTCCTATTACAGACCAGTCGTGATGCGGATGATGCTGGATCCGTCGATGACCTTCTCAGCAACGTGCTGACGCACGCGGAGAACATTCGAGCGGCGGGCTTCATCGCGGTAGGTTTCCGCAACGAAAGGCACGGGAGAATCAGCGCCCCAGAGGATCGAGCGTCCGAATCCACCAGCGGCGAATTCGCCACCACGTGTATCGGCCAATGCGATGTAGGAATCGCCCCAGATGAATCCACCAGCGTAGCTCTTGCCTTTAGCGGCAGTGTTCTTGGGAGCGCGGCCAACGAGAACCTTCTCGACGCCGACAGCCTGGGCAACTTCCTGCTCAGAGAGCAAGCGGGTGCTGTTAGTAGCGACAACGCCGAACATTTGGTTCTGCACTTTGGTCGAGCGACGAACGCGCTCAAACAGAGTAGCGGACATGACGAGCGTGTTAGGGAGCACGCCATATTTGGCGAGTTCCAATTTGCCAGCAGCAACGTCGGCTGGGAGGTCGAAGGTCGTAATGTTGGCCTCAGTGTAAGCGGCAGTTGCACCAGAGCCAGAGATGGCGCTAAGACCATTGGCGGCGTAGGTGAGTGCGGCAACGCGGGCTTCATGACCGATCTGAATTTGGTTGAGGAGCATGTCGGCGACAGCGACCTCGACATCGAGGAAGCGGGCGAGATCACGCTGGGTCGCGTCTGGGAGAACCTCTTCGAGGCCATACTCAGTCGTAGCGAATGTATCGCTCACGAATTTACGGCTCACGCGAGGATAGGCAGAACCGGCAGCGATCTTGGTTGCGTCGTCGTTGAGCGCCTCGGATTGGCCGAGGTTGATCTTGAGATATTCGCCTGAGCGAACATCAGCGACGTAGATCGGCATGACTTCGGCGCCGATGAACAGGTTCTGGCGGTTGCTGCGGCCTTCAAAAACGGCTTGTGCGATGTCGCCCCGGATTGTGGTAGTGGAGAGTGCCATAGTAGTGGTTCTTTAGATTGATTAGAGCTTCGGAGCGTATTCGATCACTTCGCCTGTCGCACCGCTTTGGAGCGCCACGCCGAGAGTGAGTGCCGATGTAACAAGCGTGCCAACGATGACGCCGCCAGTAGTAGCGAATACATTGTTGCCAGCAGTCACAGGGCCAGGAGATACAAGGCCGAATTGTGTTGGGTGGAAGAGCTTGACAGAGCTAACGCCATTCGCGTCAGTGTCGTCTTGCACGACTCCAATTGCTTCGCTAGCGGTAACCACCGCAGCGGCTGCGTTTGCGCCCGAAACATAGACGAGCGTGTTTGCCGAGATCGCACTCGCGAAGGAGAACGTCCGGTATGAGTTGTCGATTTGTGTTGCCATGGTGGTATTAGAAATTGAGTTGGTTGGAGTCGCGGAGAGCGATGTATTCGGCAGGGTGTGCGCTCATCGCGAATTTGATCGCGGCGGTGCGTGATCCGAGTTCCGATGTCTTGGCATCGATGACGGCCTTGAGGTCGAGTGGCTGCTCTTTCTTCTCTTCAATCGCAGGGCTGGCCTTCATGGGAGCAGCTCCGAAATTGGAGATGATTTGATCGAGTTTGGCCTCAAGATTGGACATACCAGACTTCGATGCGCAGTTGCACATCTCATCCTTCTTCGGCTCGGCGGCTGGCATTTCTTCCATGCTCTTCTTGTAGTCGCCAAAAGCGGTTTCGAGAGATTCTAGGCGTTTGAGAAGATCAGCGATGGAGATTTCCTCGCCCTCTTCTTTGGGTTCGATTTCGATGGTAGCGTCTTCCATTTGGTTGGAAATTTTGTCAACTGCCTGAAACGAAAATAAGCCGGTTGGGTTTGCTGCCGGTGTCTGCACCAAGTCGGCAGAATATAGCTCTGTGCAGCTTGCAAAGCGCTTGCCATTTACTTCTCGCACAGGGCCGCTGAAAGCGATCGAGATGCCGAATGTATCTGGCAGCTTCTCGGCGATCTCTAGCACGTATGCGCGCTTCTCAGCGTTTTCCAGAAGGTTTAGATCAGCAACCAATTTATCACCTATGATGCGAAAATTGTCGCAGAATCCAACGATGTCCTTAATCCCAGCGCCGTGGTCGAGGTTGACTTTTACGCCTCCCGCATAGCTTTCAGCGCAGGCTTTGACTTCCTGCAATGTTGTCGCGTCCACGAAAAGACCGTGGCCTTTGGCCTCGCCGACCGAGATTATTGATACGCCCTCTATGATGTCCATGCGAAGGCATGGATGTCAAATAGCTCAAGCGTGACTTGAACTATTCGTCGCAATCATTGTCGATATTTTGCAAATAAAATTCTTCAAGCGCAGCCTGCGCCAGCATGCGGATTGCTACCTCATCATCCTCTTCGCAGCCGACAACTTCAAAGCTGGTCGAGATACTCGGCTTGATGCGATTGGCAGAGAGATTCGTCATGTTGCATCCGCTATTCGCGAATGCCGAAATGTGCTGCGATGGGGTTATTGCCTGCGCGGCGGCTCGACTGCCATGCGTATTGACGCATGCGGATATCTTAACTTTCACGCCATCCGTGGCCAGCCTGGCCGTGACTCCACGGATCTCGATCTTGCGAACTGGTCGAGAGACAAATCCCCCCGGCAGATCCTTCGCAACTATTGGAGGCGGCGGTGGCGTGCCTCCTATCGTTAGCAGTCCCTGCGTGCCTACCTCAAGCGGGATCGGCGTTGGGAGCAGACCCTGCGTTGCAATGAGGAGGCTTGTGAGAACTGTCATTAGTCGCGTGAGACCGTAGTCGAATTTGTCCCATCGCCGCCGATCGTCTGCGAGATAGAACCGGCACTGCGGCTCGTTGGCGTGACGGTCAATGTCGATCCGTTCTTCAGCCCGTGAATGAGATGCAGCTCAGTAATCGCAGTGAGTTCGGTTGCGAGTTCCGTGCGAACAGCATCGGTGAAAAGCGTCACCGCACTAGGCGCAAAGGCATAATCGGCTATTACCTCACTCTGGAATTCATGCACATCCGCAGCGGCGTGATGCGATCCAGTTAGCTGCAGAGTATTATTTGAATTGAGCGAGCGCACAATGCGTGCACCAAAACTTCCATTCGTTGTATGGTCATCCAACAATTCATCCCATACCGCGTCAGCAATGCCTGCGGTCGTAGCTGTTGATCGGCTTGAAATCGTGGCGTCAACATTGTCTTTAAGCAACTTCCCAATCGTGCTTGATGTTGTAATCGATGAAAGCGCATAGTCCCATACGCCAGCAGCAATCCCGGCGATGCTGGGAGAAACGGTTTGCTCAAATGTCCCAGTCAATTCATTTGCTGGGCCATATACGATCCCGCTTTTCACATTGCTGGCGGCAGGCATTCCTGTGATGTTGTCGGCAGTATATAGGTTGCGCTTGGCAAGCAAGTTGTTAGTCATCACTTCTAGGTAGGTGCTATTTGACGGTGAGGCATTCCACCTCCATGCAGCGCAATATACTGGAGCCACTCCACGAACCACCTCTGTGAGAAATGGACCTGAAAGAATGGTAACCTGTTGAACGTTTGTTCCAGCAACGCCAGAGGATGATTGAGTCGATTGAATTGTTCCGATAACAGACAAAGTGCCAGTCGAGTTATTAAATGCGCCCTCGCAATTCGTCGCTGTCCCGCCAGTGCAATTGCCTGTAATATTTACCTGTCCAGTTGAATTATTTACTACCGACTTGCATATGTTATTGCTGCCGCCTATGCAATTTCCTGTTACGTTTACAATTCCTGTTGAATTATTTAAGACAGCATATGATGAATTATTACCGCTTCCACCTGTGCAGTTGCCGGTAATGGTTAAGGTTCCATTTGAAAGATTTGCTACGCCTCTAGCTGTATTTACTGTTCCACCAGTCACATTGCCAACAATGCTTGCGGTCGCTGGAGATGATGCGGAAAATTCAAGACAATTTACGCCAGTTGTCGTTGTTGTCTTGCTCGTTACGTTTGCCGTAAGCGTGACCCCGTTGTTAATAATGAATTTGCCAGTTCCGGCATTGGAAATTTCCGTGCAAGTCACATTTGCCGTGATTGTCACAACGTGTCCTGTCGCAGCTTGAGCCTCATCTGCCGCCCCCGGAACAACTCCGCCAACCCATGTTCCCGCCACATTAAAATTCCCGCTTGTTGCTGAAACGATAAGCGCCATGACTTAAAGTCCTTTTGCGTAGATGAATTCTTGGATGCTTGCTGAAATTTGAGACACGGCAAGCGTGGTTGGCGCATCAACCCCATCAACACTTCCAAGCGCCATTGACCTGGCATAGTCACTTGCAAGAATTACCTCGCCATTTGCAATGCGCGTTGGAATTAAACGCATCGCAACATTCGCATCCTCACTTGCGTCTGGATTTACAATTGATGTGATTGCCAGATTGATTGTGTAGGTGTCATAGGTCTCACCATCAATGACAATTGGATTGGTTGGTTTCATTTTTTAAGCTAAAAGGATCAAAGCTGATTTTTCGGTTGGATTGGGAAATGAAAGTTCAAAAGCGCCGTCGAAAACAGGTCGCTCGCCACCAAAGTTCAGCGTGCAAAGCGCGGCATTGTTTTTGCTGGCGTTGTAGATCATTGCGCCGTGCGCAGTGAATGTGGCGCGGTCTATTCGCAGATTGTCGAATGTGACGAAGGCATTTGATCCGGCCATGCCAGAGCGGAAGCCGCTCAAGACAAATCCGCCTTGTGAATAGCCTTGGCCGACGACTTCGCCCTCTGACGTGTAGGCAGGCGTCGAAGGACTAATGCTTGCGCGCTTTGTGTAGAGAGCGAGCTTGTATGTATCTGTCGGCTGGTGCATGCCGATCAGAAATTGCTTCTTGGCTTCGAGTGAGATTCCTTGCGCGATCATTTTTTGTATTGAGTTTTGCAAACTGCGAATCGTTGGCTTGCGTCTGGGTATTCAGCGTTCATCGTATCGTCAGCCATGCAACGGTCGAGGAAGTCCTCTTCCTCTTCCCCGCCTGCGGGAGTTGGCATGATGAGTTCGGTCTTCATTTCAAATCCAAGCACGCGCCCATGAACATCTCGCTTCATGTCAGCGATAGCTTTAGTCTTCCGCTTCAGCTTGCGGTTGCGATTGATTTGCTCGACTTTCTTTGCTGCCCAAGTCTGTCCCGCGTCCCCACCCCATAGCGCCCACGCAATGCGTCCCGCACTGGGGAAGCCGGGTTCGCCAGGAGAAAATCCTTTGCCCTGCTTATCGACTTCATGGCGCGAGAAGAATGAGTGCATTCTTTTGACCGTATCTTCGCTCAATTTTTTTCCGTTGCTAATATCGCGGGCGCGAGCCACGCCAACGCCAGTGCCGCCACGATTGTACTCCTTGCGCCATTCCAATCCTTTCTTTGCCTCGGAAACCATGCCGGCAGTCGGCTTGAGATCGATTGCTTCGGCGAGTTGAGATGTCTCGATCGGTGCTTGTGGCGTAACAGGTTCGGGCTGATTGATGCTCTCAGGCGCAATAGGAGCGACCTCATCGCGTTTCGGCATGAGTATTGAGTCCGAAATATATTGGGCTGGGATGTCCATCTCGTCGGCAAGCTCGACGATCATTGCCGTTTCCTTCGCCCTTGCGCGAAGTGCCTCTTCGTAATCCTCACCAGCATCGCTGTAGATTTGACCTGCGGTCTTCAAGCCTGCTTTCCAGAGCGCGATATCAGCATTAGCCTCGCGGCCATAATCGATAGATACCTTCGCAGGCCAGCACCAACGGCCATCAAGTAGGAATTCGGAATCGTCAATCTCGCCGCGGGCGGCAGCATCGAGGAGCACGATGTTTTTAATGCGGTCTAAAAATTGCGATTCAAGCAATCTGCGCCAGCGTGCAAAAGTGCGCTCGGCCATTGCTGCTTCCATACGAGCCATCGGACCGCTCTTGTCGGCGTCAAATGCAAATCCGTATGGCAGTCCTACCGCCATCGCTATATGCGCCTGCACAAGGCGAACGAATTCGCCGAATGCGCCACCAGGGCGATCGCTCTTGAACATCTCCATCTTCTCTCCGGGCGATAGATATTGGATCGCACCGGGATCGACGTTGGATAGCTTTTCAGTCTGGCCAAAATCATTTTTTTGACTGGTCGCAAAATAATCGCTGGCGTCTGCGGATCCGTTCTCCGTGGTGATGATGCCGGTCTGGTAGCTTGCAAATTTAATTGCTTGAACCTCGGCCTTAATCGTCTCTTGCAAGTCGCGGGCGGCATTAAGCGCAGTCGCGAATGCCGAGCGTCCACGATATTCATCAAGTCGGGTCGGATCGAAGAGGTGGACGAATTCGTTGGCGGCGATGTCTGTCGGCTCGATATACTGGTTGTTGATCGTGCGAACGAAAATCTGGTATTTGTCTGGCCTGCCAAATTCATCAAGCATGATGCCGCCGATGTAAGTGTCGGAATCGATTAGGCGGTTATATGGCGAGCCGATACGGTCGGCTTCGACGCTCTGTAATTTCAACATCTCGCCATCGCGCACGATGATAAAGCCACAATCTCCGTCACGAAGAATCGCCATTACGGCGAGTTGCAGGAAGGAAACAAAATCATGGCGGCGAAGGAAGTCGCATTCCCTGCACCATTTCGCCCAGTATCGCTCAACTTGCGCATCGAGTTCCTTGTCGCCTGTGCGGGCTTGGTAGCTCAAGCGGCCAGCGACATAGGTGGCGAACTTGAGAAGCAACGAGCGAACCGGCGGGAAGTTGTCGGCGAGATCGCGGGCGGCGCGGATGAGTTTGTATCGCTCGGCGGTTCCGGCGGTGTCTTCGGCTCCGCTGATATTGCGCGAGATGCCACGCTTGGTCGAGTCAAGCGCCGAGTCAAATCGCCCGAAGTTGCGAAGGCGCTCCTGCGAAATCATGCGCGACATTGCCGCCTTGGGCGAAACGACCGCAAGTGCTTTGGTGATGAAGTCTTGTTTGATCATGGCCGTTGTGTGGCAAATGCCGCTTGCGTCCTTTTTACTCTAGTGCCAGTGGCGTTGTCAATGGCAGCTTGCAACTCCTTAATCGTCTGCGAGACCTCGCCGAGATTGGCGCGAGTGAATGAGCGGCCTGCGATGGAATAACTCGCGCCTGCAACAGCAATTGCCTCTAGGCATGCTAGGTATTTCGCCTGCAAGCTCTGGAGCGTGGCGAGCGGAAGACCGAAGAAGGATTTTGAAAGTGCCATTGGATTGTTGGTTATGTCAAAAGCGAAGCGATAAATTTACCGCGTGACTGCGCGCCTCGCTGTCTATCGATCCTAGCCCACGATTCGGGCTGCATGGAGACTGAGCGCGTGACGGCTGTGCGGCCTTTGGCGTTTTTGTTTTTGCTACCGGTTTTGCGGCCTGCGCCTTTGCGCGGGCCGCCGTGGGTGGTGGGCTTGCTCATTGTCCTAGGTATTCCTCAACCGTCATTCCAGAGGTCTCTTCCCATTCCTGACGAGTGCGGAGAAGTAGCATCTCCTCTTCGCCCTGGTATCCGTCTTTTGCCTTTTCAATCAGCGCATCAATTTCCCAAGTTTCCATTTGAAGGGCTTTTGCGGCGTCTTGAACGGCATGCACTTCTGTCATTCCGCTGCCCATGATTTCGCCAGCGGAATCGATAACTAAGTTTGCGTGGAAGTCTGTTTTCATATTTTTGATTTTCGTTTTTTGGTTTGGTTGGTCAAGGCTGGCGCGGGGATCGAACCCGCGCCGGTGGTGGTTAGGCGGCCGCGTAAGGTTTGATCGCTGTGAAATCCAGAGCGATGGTTCCAGGCGCTGTCTCTGAGAGATTCTTGGGATTCACCTCTTTCAAAATCGCCATTGGAATGTTGGCGATGGTTTTGAAATCAAGGATCACAAAAACACCTGCGTTGATACCGCGCACAATTTGGTTGAGGCGGTAGTTGTGAATGGAGCCTGCGTTTTGCAGCGAGTGGAGAGTTGAAGTGCTCATAATTGGATTTTGGTTTTTTGTTTCGTCGTTGCCGTGGTGGCTTCGATCTGGAATCACTATCTCACCAACTTGATTTTTCGTCAACAACTTTTTTTCAAAAAAAGAAAAAAATATTTTCGCTCGTTTTGATTTTTATTGTTGACAGAAAAACAAAATTCACAGTAGCCCGCAGAGCCGCATGAATACTAGCTCTCCACGCCCACCGGCATCACTCCCGCCAGCATTGCAGACGCCAGCGCAATGCACTCGCAGTCCCAAAGGTGATTTGGCCGCCCACCAATTTTGACCCATCGTTGCTCGACTTGTTTCGTTCGGGAATTGATGGTGTCCTTCTTCATCTCGGCGAGCATGTGTTTGCGAAAATCCTCCGAGACATCGCGTGGCACTTCCCATTTCGGAGCTGCCCCAGGCTGACGTAGTGCGGCAAGTTTGTCTTTGATGCCTTCGTTGCTAAAGAAAAAATAAAAGCATCGCAGGTTGTCGCTACCCGCTACTGCAGTCTCGATCTTGGAAACGAATTTGCGAACCCGGCGACCATTGTCCATGTGATAAAATCCGTCTTGCCCCGATCCGTGCGAGGCCGTCCATCCATTGCGAGCGCAGCGCTCGTAGACGATGGCCGTGTCGAAGCCTGCATCAACCACCACGCATCTCGGCTGAACATTGTATTGTTGTGCGATACTTTCAATGGTCTCCCATGTGAGCGGGCGGGATTCGTGCAGTAGCATGGATGACCCATCGACGCGGAAGGCGCGAACTGCCGCCCAAAAGTGATCACGTTGAACGTCAACGCAGAGGAATCGTCGATGCTCACCATCGATCTGTTGGCCATCAGTAAAGTCGGCCTTGGCATAATCGCCCGTCGTGACTTCCGGCAGGCTACTTGTAACTTCCTCGACCCAGACCTGTGCCTTGCGCTTTTGCACAAATTGTTTTAACGGCTCCAAGTTCCCGCTGTTCTTTGATTCCTGCGCCTCGATCCATTCCCGCACAATGCTAAACCAAGGTATCCACCAGACCGCGTAGGCCGGGAATTCAAATGATCGATGTCCGCGCACGGGATGTGGATTTAGAACGCGGTAAGATGCGCGAGCCGATAGCGCTCGGCGAACTGCGGCCGTGTCCTTGTAGGTATGCTGGCAAGTCGGGCATTCCATGCGGACGCTGTCCTGCACGGAATCCCATAAAATCTCGTTCTGCTCGTTCTTGGCGACCTCGTATTTGATGTCGTCCCAGACATATCGATGCCATTGTTTGCATCCATCGCATTCCCAGCCCCACACTTCCCGCGTGCCGCTATCCCACTCGGCATCTGCTTCGTGGCCTGAGTCCCAGCCTTGAGAGACAAGAAGCGTCTTGCGATTCCATCGGTCGTGGTGGCGGGCTTTTAATTCGCGGATCATGCCGTGCTTCCAGCGCCAAACTTCATCACCGATGCAGTAGCGCATGGATTTTTCTTGCAGGTTCGTCATGTTCGCGCCGCCAGCAAACAAAACCATATGCGGAAACAAGATCGTCGTCTTGCGCAGAGCATGCCGGTCTTCGGGGAAGAGCGCCTTCACTGGCTGGCACTCTTGGAAGATCGGGAGCAGACGCGACTCAGTCCAGTCCTTAACCATGTCGTCAGTCTGGCCGACGAAGAGCGTAGGGCCAGGCTTCTGGGCGACGATGAAGCACGCCAAGCCTTCCATGAAGGTCGTCTTGCCCGCCCCAGTCGCGGCACGGATAAAAACCTGCGTTGTCTCGTCATCACTCGCTGCAAGTAGCGGATCGTTCATCCACGGTGCGACTGATCGATCAAAGCGGCTTGCTCGGTCGCTATTCGGGAATTTTACATTCTCCTCTGCCCAGTCGAGGATCGTGCCTGCAAAGGCGAGTTTGATTCCATCGCGGATGCCGGTGGCGAGCGGGGAGTTCATACCAGTTCGGGCAAATTGCGTTCCTGCTTCTG